AAGACCATCAAGCTTGATGTTATTTTCGCCGGATCGAAGCTCGACAAAATCAAGCTCAATAACCAGTTGGGAATTGCGCTTGGTTTCAAGTCCGTGATGACCGTTGGCAAGGCCGGAGCGGAAAAGAAGCGCGTGGAATGGGCGCCTTCTGTGGCCGACTATGTGAAGCCACAAAAGGATGACCCGGAAGACATTGGCCGGCAGAAGAGCACAGTTCGCACGAACTTTGCTCACATGCTTACCAAATGCACGCAAGCAGCCATTGGTATCATCGACGATGGTATCAAGGTGAACATGGACAAGGCGACTGGGACGCTCCTCTTGAGCGGTCCCGCCGTCAAGTCTCATTTCGGAGAGGCGACCGTGTTGCTCAACGAAAAGCAGACGGTTAAGACGCTCGACAAGAAAGGCAATGTTACCGGCGAAAAGAAACTGAAGGTTAAGCCATCCTTCACAGAAATCGCCAGGCGAGCGGCGGAGGCGCACGGCAAGGTCCATGCGAAACGGGTAGACAGTCGCACCGTGACGGTAGACCCTCAGAAGCATGTTACCGAGTTGTGCAACTTGCTAGTCAAGTCTCTGGAAAAGCTCACTGGTGAGCCTTCCGAAGGCTTGAAGAAAGCACTCGAAAGCGCGGCAAGCGCAATCGACAAAGTGCTTTGACCGACAAGGCGCGGGGCGAGCGATCGCCCCGCGACCTTGTGTGAGTCACACGGCGGGCCGGTCCCGGCTCAGCCCCCCCCCTTGCCTTCTGAATACAAATCGGAAAGCGCTTCTGAATACAAATCGGGAGCGCAAAAATTGTGCTTGACATCGTGCAAGCGATGTGCTATCATTGTGCTATCGTCGGTTTCGTGAGTTGTGAGTAGGCCAATCGACGAGAGATGCGGTGTGTAGCGTGTGTGAGTCACACACCAAACGAAGAGGTGAGAGAATGAAAGCGGTTAAGAAGATGACAGTGGAACAGCCGAAGAGATATTGGCTTGGGCCTGTCAATCGGAATGATGACTTCTCTGTGCCCATTAAGAATGTGTTCATTGATGGGAAGACGAAGCAAGGAGGAAAGTGGGCTATCATGAGCGAGAAGTCATGGAAGCTCCATGGGTTCGGAGTGTTGGGCCTCGGATGGGGCCAGAAGTACGAGAAGCAATCGGATGGACGCTGGCTCAAGGTAGAGGGCTAGTGTCGATGGGGTCGCCAGTGTGAAGCCGCACTCCCTCTGGCGACCCCGACTTCATAGGAGGACCAAGATGTGGAAGGTCGTGAATACGTTGGTGAATAAGCCTGTGGGAGAAGTGGAGTATGATATAAACACTCCTCTCGATAGACTTGATACATTTGTGGAGGAGATCGAGAAGATGTTTCCCGAGGCGACGAGCCTTGTTATCACGCTGGTCAGGAAGAGGAATGGGAAATGAACATGGAAGATGCGGTGGCAATGATTGGCGTGGTGGCATCCCTTGTAGGTGCCATCATCATCGTGTGGGTTGTGATGCTGGTGCTGCCATGACAGAGGAGCTTGCATATCACAAGACGAAAGACAAGGGAACGCTTGTGTTGGCGAAAGGGAAGCGAGGGTTCACGATCGCAAAGTACAGCGTCAGCGATATCGAGGAATGGAGTGTGGAATATGCAAACGAAGACGAAGCGTGGCGGGACTACCGCAAGGCGACGGAGGAGGCGTGAGTTGTTCACACAGTTGGAGTTGCAGGCGAGCATGTTGTGTGACTCACACGACGAAAAGAAGGAGGGTGTGATCCTCAGTAGGATGATGCGGATTATCTTGGAGACTGTGAGTGAGAGACTGAACAATGAGAAGCGGCAAGCCTTGGCGGATCATTTTGCAGATTGTGTGTATGACAGGGGCACAGAAACCATCGTTGAGTTGGGTGGGCCGTACGAGCGGAACCTTCTACATCTTGCTGGATCATTCGACATTGAGGACTTGGCTAAGCGAATTGTCTGGACAAGGGAGAGGCACGGTGAGACTATCGAGGCGTGACTATGAAAGGCTCGTAGAGTTGGTAAGGTCAATGGAGAAGGGAAAGACGAAGAGGCTCATGTGGGGGATTGCGTTAGCAGAGTTGTGTAAGTACAGCAATCCCTTGTTTGATCGAGAGAAGTTTATCAACGCATGTGGAGGTGAAGATGAATAAGGATTGGGGTATCTATGGTGACAGCAAGCGCGAGCAGGCTGAGGGCAAAGCGTATGAGAGAAGTCTCATGTACAGACTTGTGGTCTATCGGAATGCTGCGCCGGAGAACAAGGTAGTTGTAGTCGGTAAGGTGACGCAGGCGGAGGCACGTAAGGTCAAGAAGTTGTTTAGTAATCCGAAGACGTGGAACGTGGAGAGGCGGCCAGACTTGGATACGTTTGGCAATATCATTCTTGTGGTGGAGAGGGACGATGGCAGCCAAAGATAGACCCAACACGATAAATGCAGCGCGTTTGTGGCTTGGGCCGGATGCGGTGTATCGGCTCAACAAGGGGTTGTGTCCACTTTGTGGTGTGAAGCCTGAGAAATTCAGGGATCAGCTGTCGGTTGAAGAGTTCAAGATCAGTGGGCTGTGTCAGCCGTGTCAAGATGGAGTGTTCAAAGATGAATAGGATAGTGATGATAGGTATCGCTCTGTTCGTCTCTTCGTTTGCTGAGGCGAAGGACGTTCAGGTTTATATGATGTACGGACAGGGAGGGCTTGTTACGTCGCGAGGGTTTTTGAGTTTGTCGCGGCAGATCAGGAGGCTCGATAGAAGTCGCATTCATATCGAGTTGTTGAACTGGCGTTGGCATGCTAACCTAGTTCGCAAGATCGAGCGTGATCCACGGTCGAAGTCGATCATTGTCATTGGCTATTCGCTTGGCGCTAACGCGACGACTTGGGTTAGTAATCAGTTGCTGTGGAGGCGATTTGATCTTATGGTCGCCTATGATCCATCCATCTATGCGCCAACACGACCAGCACTTCTGAATGTGAGTCGAATGCTCGTTTACCATAACAATGGGCCGAGCGTTTTCGGCCATGCGTATATTCGAGGTTTTAATGTGGAAACGACGGAGATCAGCATGCCGCATCTTGAAGTTGAGAATAATCAGCAGTTGCATAACATTACGCTTGATGCCGTGAGCCGAGTTTTATCACAATGACATTTAAGACGCTTATCATCTTGGTTGATGTGTGGCGGTCTTGTGCAGCGCTGGATGAGTTCTGCTCAAGGCGGCCATTTCATCATGACTGTACACCCAAGACTGCGTGGGGCTTTGATCGTTGTGTGTGTTGGGAGATTTATGGCAGTTTGGATTGTGCTTATACCTCTGATTTGACTGCTCCAGACATCACTTATGATGAAGTGCCGTGCCTCCAACCAGGCTTGGAGGCTTGCGAAAAATAAAGTACTTGACAAACTGATAGCAATATGATATTATCGGTTCCTTGTTGACGTCGGAGGAGGGTTGTGTGAGTCACACATGGAGGAATACGATGTATCGAGCGGTAAGGCTTCTAGGTTTAGAAGGTGAAGAGAATCAATGGGCTGTGTTCAAGGCGAATGGGGAGATGGATGAGCTTGTCTCCAGTCACAAGACAAGGAGAGAGGCGAGAGTGAAGGCGAAAGAGTTAAACACAGGAGGTGAGAATGAAAGAACGAGTGGAACCGAAGATGATGGAGTTCAAGGCAGTGACCGAGGCGGAAAAGGTGGAGCAGCAGGCCAAGCTGGCATTGGGGTCGAGACTGCCAGAGGTAGCGAATCTACCGGAGGCGACGAAGGAGTATGACTTCGTGGCGTTGCAGCGGCAGGTGACGGATGCTATGATAGCTGCGGCGCAACAGAACTTGGACGTAGCACAGAAGGATTACGAGAGGGTCAAGGCGACGGCAGAGGATATGATGGCTGCTGCTGCTGCGTTAGCGCTTGAGTTGAGGGAGAAGAAGGAGAGGCAGTTGGAGTTTGGTAAGAGTATCCTTGATGCAGCGGCGAAATGTAACGGCAAAGAGGATGTGTGATTCACACGGGAGGACCAGGCCATGAGTTACCAAACGGACATAACGAGGGTGTTGGCGAAGTTGGGGAAGAACGGAGGGACGGAGAACCCTGATAGTAAACATAATCAGGGGAGGCTGCTGGGAGAAGCGTTCCTTTGGGATAGTGTGGAGAAGTATGCTAAGGGACGAAGCGACGCTGCGTGGGAGGCGTTGCTAAGAGAGGGGATCATTCCAGCCAAGAAGGACTTGAGTCAGGGTGAGCATGAGATGGCATCCTCGCCTAGCTTTGTTGCGATTGCGAGGGTGACTGCGCCTGTGAAGCGGTTCAGTGCAGATGAGTTGGCAAAGTTGATGGTAAAGAGCAAGTACCGCGTCCCTGAGAGTACGACGAAAGAGATGGTCGAGAAGGCAAAGGTGCCAACGACCTCAATGGCGTCATTGAAGATCATTGAGAGAGGGTGACATGAGAGGAAACGGGCAAGGATTGGTGTTACAGCCGACGATAGCGGAGATGACGACGGAGGAGTTGGAGAGGAGGATCGAGGGGGTGCGGGCGAGGCGAATTGTGTGCGCTGTGGAGTACATGACGAGCCAGCATCTCAAGTTGGAAGCGGATAAGGATAAAGCACAGAGGAAGTTGAAGCAGTATTATGAGATGTTGGAGAAGGAGTTAATTAGGAGTGAGATGGCTGTGTATCGGTGCGAAGAGAGGGTCGCACAGATCGAGCAGTTGAGGCAAGAGATTGGGCTCATGGAGGAGTATGAGTGATGCAGTTCAATGAGTTCAATAGGAGGCTTGAGAGGTGTCATCTAGATGAGGATACTAAGTTCCTGCTTACTCATATGTTCGAGGTGCAGATTGAGATGAGTAGGCAGTTGGATGCGGCAGCTAGTGTGATTCACACATTGGTCGATACGGTGCAGAGCTTTGCGGCTCTACATGAGAGTACGCAGGAGAAAGTGAGGATGTTGATGAGAGGAGGGCGACCAGACGGAGTTGAGGTTCACAGTGTCAGAAATGAACCCGAAGAGTGATTAGTGTTATCCCGTGGGAAAAGTGCGCGGCGATAGCCGCGCCCGGAGGAATAGACATGGCTGAGATGTTAGGCGACGAGCCGATACAGAAAGAGTTCCATGAGTTGATGAACGACATTGCGGGGAGACTCGATCAGTTGTTCAATGGGGAGGCGAGGGGGAAGGATCGTAATGTAGGGTTTGTGTTGCTGGTCTTCCCTTATGGAGAAAAGGAGGGACGTTGTAACTACATCTCCAATGGGGCGAATAGGGAGGATGTTGCGAAGCTGCTTGAAGAGCAGGCTAAGAGGTTCAGGGAATGAAAAAGGCTTCTGGATACATAACGGCAGACGGATCGTTCTTCGAGAATGAGGGAGAGGCGATTCTGTATGAGGCTGAATTGAGGTTGAGAGGGAGACTTGCGACAGAGTTTCCTGAGGTGAACCATGAGAGGTTCTTTACGGTCCTAGTGAATGTCATGTCTGAACTAAGGGAGTATGTGAATGCCTATAAAGACAAGCGCGCTAATGCCAAGAGTGAGGACGGAAAAGAGGATGCAGGAGGTGAGAAGGCCAAGGCTGATGACGGTCTTGGCCACATCGACAGCGCAGAAAAAGACCTTGCATCCCTACTCAAACTCCCGGTTAGAGGATCTGAGCATGTGCCCGACGTGGGGAGTAGTTCACGCTCAGAAAAGGTATCCGACCGACGCTCGAAGCATGGCCCTGGAGTGCGGGGAAAAGATGCATGAGGTGTTTGCTGCGGTGAGGTTGTGGCAGCTTGATAAGGTACAGGGACTTGGGGCACATGCGGATTATGCAGCGAAGCGGATATTTGGGGCAAGGCGGTGGGATCAGTGCTGGAAACACTGTGTGAGTCACACAGATGATAGGGATCAGTTGATCGAGTTGTGCTTCGCAGTGTTGAAGAGTAGCGGATGGAAAGATGATGAGAGGGATCAGACGCGGACCATGACGAACATGGAGTTAGCGTCGATTTGTTATGCTGATGAACGCTTACCAGGAATGGAGAACTGGCCGCTCTATGTTGAAGACGAGAAGAATCCTCAGTCTATGGTGGGGATCGAGCAGGTGTTTGATGTGGTACTTACTTATGAGGATAGTGTGGAGATTAGATATATCGGAACGATTGACGGTTTGGTCATCAAGGCGTCTACAGGTGAGTATTTCCTTGATGAGAACAAGACTGCATCACGACTAAGTGATGGCTGGCGTAATGGGTTTGACATGCGCCATCAGTTGACTGGTTATTGTGCGGCGAGTACCAGCGTGTTTGGGTTCAGGGTGCTGAAGAGTAGAGTGACGGGGCTGAGGATCAAGCCAACAAATAGAGGCGAAGATGTATATCCATTCGAGCCAATCGAGCGGACTGAGGATGCTATTCAACATTGGGGTACGTGGGTTAGGGAGATGGTGGAAACGTACGAGCGGTATAAGGGCGATTTTGAACATGCGTCTAGGTACACGCACTCTTGTAATCGCTTCTTTAGGTCATGCTCATTACTCAGTTTCTGTTCAGATACGGCGGACGGACGGCGCATTGCTTTTGAAGAACTCATGGTCGATGCCGCCCCATCTCCCTCAGAACGAGCAGTGATTGAATCATGATGCGTATTGGTCCGGTGGAAATCACAGCACAAGGAGATGTCCCCAGGAGAATATCACTTCTCCTGTGGGGCGGAGCAGGTTGTGGTAAGACGACATTCGCAGCAACAGCGCCAGGGAAGAAGCTATGGCTGAGCCTTGGAGATCAAGAGCATGTGTCGGTAATGCACAGGAAGGATGTGATCGTTGCGGACTTATCAGAGATGGGGTATGAAGAACTCTTCAAGTATGGGCAGAACGATAATCCGTTTGGGTTGGATCAGATACTCGCGGGTGATGAAGCCATTGAGACTGTGGTATGCGACTCGGTTACGGCGATCGCGTTCCGTGCATTACAAAAGGCGGTGAGCATGAGGCTTGGCGCGAGCAAGACGTTCACGCCAACGATGGAGCAGCCAGGACTGAGTGCATATGGTGGAAGGAATGCCATTGTGCTAGAGGTGCTGACAGGGCTACTGAGGGTGACTGCCAAGCATGGAGTTCACTTGATCACAACAGCGCATGAAGCTGATCCTGTATTGAATAATGATGGGACGGTGCAGTTCATTACTATCATGTTGGGAGGGAAGTTGGTCAACAATAATACGTGGAGGCTCAGTGAGATTTGGTACATGAGTGAAGATGGGGACAAGAGGAGATTGGCGGTGAGGCCGACAAGATTGCGGAAGCCAATGAAGACGCGCATGTTTTCGGGGAAGGGACCGCCAGAGTTTGTACTGACATATGATGCTGATGCACCTGATAAGGGGCAGATGACCATAGCTAACTTCTATGAGCAATGGTTGAAGAGTGGGAAGATCGCAACTCCTTCCAAGGCAGTGGAAGTATCAACCGGGGCCGTGGCTGCCTCCACCCCCATAAGAGGGAGACAACATCATGGCAGATGAACCCATGGGGATCATCGAACTTGATGAGAGCCTCGCGGACGTTGAGAAGCCTAGGGAGATTCCCCCAGGCAAGTACGTTGGCGAGATTCAAGACGTGCAGGAAGCGACCTCAGGTAAAGGGAACACGTACTTCGCGATTCAGTTCCGTGTTCCACCGGAGGAGTTGCCTCCCGACGTGAGGGACCAGTACGAGGATGGGGCTGTCCTGTTCTGGAACCGCATTCTGAAACCGCGAGGGCGAGCCGACAGACGGGCGTTGTTCAATCTTCGCAAGTTTGTGGAAGCCCTTGGCCTTGACCCGAACACCACCACCATTGATCCAAACGATTGGATGGGGCGTGAGGCTCGGCTGCATGTCGTGTCTGGTAAGTACCAGGGCGAGGAGCGTGCGGAGATCAGGGCAGTTGAGGCTGCTGAGCCTAAGGCTGCTCCGGCTCGCAAGGCCGGTAGTAAGCGTCGCGTCGCGTAGTGTTGCGTAGGGCTGGCTGTGTGAGTCACACAGCCAGCCTTTTCCCTTGAGGTGAGGAAAAGGATGAGTGTTATGAGAGATCGACCGACTCACGTACAAGTGAGCCTGATCGACCTAACCGCAAGGAACGGCTCGGTCCAGAATATCTTCCGATGCTCTAAGGACGATAAGGCTGACATTGATAGGGCTGCTGACTCGTTGATGATGTCGAGCGCGCAGTTCATGAGGATGGTTGTAATCCAGGCAGCGAGAAAGGTATTAGCGGAGGTCGCGTGATGGGTGTTGTCCCTTGGGAAATGGCGCGGCGTCAGCCGCGCGCGGAGGTCGCGTGATGAGTGAGGAAATGGCGCCGTGAGAATAAGAAAGGTCTTTCTGCGGTCTGAGAAGTGCTTGGCTTGCGACTTGCAGCCAGGCGATTTCTTTGTATTGGAGCAGCCAGATGTTGACGAGCTTCTAAACGGAGAGGCTATAGTCATGTCTGTGTTGATGAGAACGAATGTTGATGGTGGAGATATGGAGGATCCTGAGACAGTAGTGTATAGACTGACAGTGTTGACAACGCATCCCGCGAAGCCAACGCCAGCAATGCTTGACCCACATGCACCCCCAGGACTAAAGGAGTAGCTGTGTGACTCACACATTGAGCCTTGAGCAGGAACATGCAGTAGAACTTTGCTGCGACTTGTCGTGTTCCATAGCATCTGTGACGGGAGGTGCAGGTGTGGGGAAGACGCTCGTGATGGGGTTGGTGTATCAGGAATTGAGGGCAAGGAGGAAGAGTGTTGTTCTATGCGCTCCAACGGGAAGGGCTGCGAAGCGGATCGAGGAGCTAACGGGGATCAAGGCTCAGACTATTCATAGGCTCCTTGAGTTCCCACTTCCATTTGAGGGACAGGATGAGAAACTCGATCCTAACTATCCGCGAAGGAATCGGCAGAATCCATTGCACTATCAGGTTGTGATCGTTGATGAAGCGTCGATGGTATCACCACAACTCTACCGGTTCTTGATGGACGCGCTTCCTTATGGTGCAGTGGTTCGGTGGTTCGGAGATAACAATCAGCTACCGCCCGTGGAGGAAGGGAAGCCTCCATTCATATGGCTGCTGAAAGAGTACCCGATGATAGAGCTGACGTACAACTATAGGAGCGGTGACGCAATCGTGAGCAACGCGCAGAGGATACTGCGGGGGCTGTTGCCTCAGAGGAATCCCAAGTTTGAGATTATCTACACGGATGATCCATTGGGATTTACGATCAGGTTCGTCACGAAGCACTTCAAGGAGGAAACCCACCAAGTTATCATGCCAACGCGAAGAGGGAAAGCGGGGACCATTAGGCTTAACCCTTCGCTTCAGATGAGGTTCAACAGCAAGGGAGAGATGCTTAGGCTGAATAGGTTCAATAAGGATGAGGCTCAGTTAGCGGTGAGAGCAGGAGATAAGATCATATGGATCAAGAACGACTATAAGCTAGAGTTGTTCAATGGAGAGATAGGATACATTGATTGGGTTGATGCAGATGCTGGTGAGTTAGGGATAGTCACGGGGAATAGGACGATCACAATCCCGCCGAGGATCAAGACGTATAACTCATTCATTGGGCAGGTCATCAACTATGATCCGAGAAGACAGATCGAATTAGGGTATGCAGTAACGACACATAAGGCACAAGGGTCCGAGTTCAATACAATCATCTACTGCATGAGCAGGAGTCAAGCATGGCTGCTAAACAAGAGAAACTTCTACACGGCCGTTACGCGCGCGAAGAATCAGGTGATCTTAATCACGGATCGGAAGGCAATGAGTCTATCTATGCGACAGTACGACGTACCGGGCCTTTGAATAGAGAACAGTTGAGTGAGGACTTTAGAAGCATCGCGGCACAGCTGGCACTTGACGTAGAGGTATTCTCAGATGGACCCGTCACGAGTTCGATTGCTATTGTCGGAGAAGGACCGGGAGAAGTTGAGCTTCGTCATCCTCAGCGACTTCCTTTCGTTGGTGGAGCGGGCCACTTGCTGTGGGAAAGTCTTCGACCCTATGGGATCGGTCGAACAAATGTTTACGTTACTAACGTCGTCAAACGACAAATCAGCCTCTCAAGGCGAGGAAATGAACGTCATCTTGTCCACAGAGACGAACTTGATAAGTGGATCGGATTGCTTAAATGGGAAATTGAACAGCTCCCAAATTGCTCGATTATCTTTGCAATGGGAAATTACGCTCTTGAGGCTGTTCTCGGAGACTCAGGCGTCACGAACTGGCGGGGCTCTGTTATTGATGCAACATTGCCAAATGGAAGAAAAGGGAGAGTTGTATGCTCCTTCAACCCTGCCTATGCTCAGCGTGAACTTAAATTTGAGCCGGTGTTTCGAATGGATTGTAAAAAACTCGATCTTGTCAATCGAAACGTCCTTCGTAAGCACGAGGTAGTAGCAGTCATCAATCCGACGTTCAAAGAAGCGATGGCGTATATCAGGGACTTGGAGAAGTCAAGTAAACCAGTGTCATTCGACATTGAGACTATGAACACAACGGAGACTGTGTGCTATGGACTTTCGAATGACGCGCATCATGCTATCTGTATCAACCTACGGGATGAGGAACGAAATCGTTACGGTGCGGCACAGGAGCGTGACCTTTTACTTGCCATTCATAGGTTGTGTGACTCACACAAGATCATCGCTCAAAATGGTTCCTTCGACTCGTATCATGAATGGCTTCGTAACGGTCTGCGCTTTCGCGTATGGTTTGACACGCTCCTGGCACATCATACTCTCTATCCCCAACTTCCTCACAGCCTTGCGTTCCTTGTTTCGCAGTACACGACGCACCCGTTCTATAAGGACGAAGGAAAGAAGTGGAAGGAGGGGGGTGACATCAATAGTTATTGGCGTTATAACTGTACGGATGCCGCACTCACCTACGCAGTCTACGAGAAGCTTGCTAGGGAATTGAAGGAGCAGGGGCAGGAGCGTTTCTTCTTCCAGCATGTGATGCGTGCACAACCTCATCTTGTCTCGGCAGCTGTGCATGGTGTGAAAGTTGATATGAATGTAAGGGACGTTGTGACTGAGCAGGTGAATAAGGACGTGGATAACTTTAAGGCGGAGTTCCACAGGATCGTACAGGAGTTGACGGAGGATGATGAGTATTACCCGAATCCGAACTCACCGATGCAGTTACAGGAGTTGTTCTTCGACCGGCTAAAGCTACACGGGAAAGGCAGGTCAACTGACGAGGCGAACAGAGAAGTCATCATGCGGGATTCACGCACTCCGCCTCTCGCAAGGGAGATGATGGGTGCATTGAATAGGTTCAAGAAGGAGGATAAATTCCGTGGTACTTACGTGGAGTCCAAGGTTTCTGCGGACGGTCGGTTTCGATGTGAATACAAACAGTACGGTGTGGCCCGCGCGCCAGGAAGACTATCGAGCGCTGCGCTCATCTACGGTGAAGGCGGTAATATGCAAAACCAACCCGTTCGTGCTAGGGGCATGTATGTGGCTGACCCAGGTTGTGTGTTTCTGTATTTTGACTTGTCCCAGGCAGAGGCGCGTGTTGTCGCGTACCGTGCGAACATCGCTAAGTGGAAAGCGCAATTCGAGCAAGCTAGAATTGACGGTAAATATGATTGTCATCGAGCGTTAGCGTCTGAGATGTTCAAGGTGCCGTACGATCAGGTGCCATTGAAGGATTGGGACGAAGAGAACAAGCCGACGATTCGGTACGTGGCGAAGCGGTGTCGTCATGCGCTGAACTACAGGATGGAGAAATGGAAGCTCGCTGAGGTGACTGATCTCCCATTTCATCAGGCGGCGAGGGCGTGGGCTGTATATCATGCACTAACGCCGGAGTTGCGGTACTGGTGGCAAGCGGAAGAGAAGAACTTCAGGGTATCGAGGGAGGTCTACAATGCGCTCGGAAGGCGGCTCAAGATTATTCAGAGGCTCGACGAAACGGCGTTTGAGTCGCTTATTGCATTCTATCCTCAGTCTACGATTGGGGATAAGGTTACGCAAGTATGGTATCAGAGTGAGGAGGACGACCAGTGGCCAGACAAGATGTACGCGAGAGTGGCGATTGACGTTCACGACAACTTGGTCGCTATAGCCTATCCCAAGTATGCGAGGACATGCTTGAAGATCATGAAGAAGTACGCTGAGTCTCCGATCATGATTCAAGACGTATACAAGCACAAGCCTGAGCCGCTGATTATTCCAGCAGAATTGAAAACGAGCTATCCATCATCGTGGGATAAAGAGAAAGGTACGTTCGTAGAAGACCCAAGAGGTTTGCATCGGTGGGCTTGCATGAAGAGTGTCGAGCTATGAGAAAGAAGATCAAGCACGAGTTCAGGGACATTCTATGTGCTTACCTCATGTCCAATGGGACGGCTGGCTGGAGGCAGATTGATATATACGATAGGTTCCGGCATATCCCTAAGGAGGAGATCATGCTGGAGCTTGAGGCGTTGTGGGCTGAGGAGAAGGTGCAACGGTTTACAGTTGATCCGAAGACTGTCGTATGGCGTGCCACTGACAAGATGAACGACTAGTGTGAATCACACAAGGAGGATCGCAATGACAACAGAGGAATACAAGGAATGGTGTGTGGCCCATGGCGAATGGCCTCCAGCGCAGGAAGTTCTCGCTCGGTTGCCAGCAGAAAATAAAACTCTGCGGGTGGAGGTCGAGCGGCTG